TTAAAGCCTGTATATCCGTGTTCGGTGGCCTTTACTTTTTTGGCTTGTAATGTTAATAGTTTCATGGTTTACTTTCTTTTTATGCTTCGTGAGAAGCGGATGGTCCCCTCTTTAAAATCGGTGAGGGGGTTGACCGTTTATTTTCTCAATGCTGAAAATGCGCCCGTAGGTTTTTTACCTGAAACCGGATAAACCTTGAACTTTTGGCCCCGCTCCAGCGTTTTGCGGATTGGACAGTCGTAGGTAACGGGGTGATCGAATTTTACAACTGTGCCGTTTTGTTCATCCTGATAGGCTGTAAATGGTACGCCAATCCAGGGAAAGTCTTTTGAATCGGGCCAAAGTCCCCAATTTTTTGAGGCAAGGCCAATGAAGTAGTTCTGAAATTCAGGCGTGAGGTGTGCCATGGTTTTTATCTATTTTCGTTTCGCCCCGTTGCAGGTGGTGGCTTGCCTTTTGTCCCGCCGCAAATGGTTCAGACTTGCAGCGGCCCTAACTTTGTCCGGTTAGGCGGTTGGTTGGTTTGAGGCTTTACTAACCTTTATTAACACTTTGAAAGGTTCTACGGGGCGGTGTGAGCCGCACAGGCAAAGAAGTTCAATAAGTTGGGCTTTGCTTAGGTCCGTAAATGTGAGGTCAAGCATTTCCCGTAGCATTTTGTTGAGTTCGGCTTGTTCCTTGAAATAAGCGTCTCCCTGAAGCGGCTTCATTTTAGCCGCTTGTTTCTGGATGGATTTAAAGAGGGTTTTCATGCTGCCTTTTGTTTTTGAAATTCTTCATTAAACACCTTCCATACTTCTTTGGCCGTATATCCTGGCCCCAATGCGGACAATGCGTCTTCAATCGAATGAACGTAGTAAGCCTCATGGTTTGCAAGCTCATAGGCTATATTTGCCCGTCTTGCGCCCTTTGTGGCCTTTATTGCAGCCGTGTACCACTTCTTCAGTTCTTTGCTTCCAGCAATGTACTTTTCCACCAAACTTTTTGGCATATAGCCTCCTGCACCGATGCTAACAAATTTGTCGCCTTCGCTTAGTTCCGGTTTGCCTTCCATAAATTGCTCGTTTGAAAAGGCCCAGAATATTTTGCACTCGCTTAAAAGTTGGTCTAACCTTGAGGAATGCTCTTTTTTGATTTCTTGTAAGGTTTGCATAGGATTAGTATCTCTTAAAAAGTTGAACACCTAACTCTGTATTTGGTTGGTGGCTCAACATGGCCTTTAGTTTCGCCTTAGTAACCTTTGAAAGTTTCGGGCATTGGCTGCCGTAGGTAATTTCGTAGAATGCCTCAATGCCTCTTTCTCCTTTGTCTAAGGCATATTGAACAACTTCGGACAATGTGCCGCATACAAATGGTTGACGTAGGGACCATTTTAGAACGACTGTAAAAAGTCGGTCGTTTTCGTTTGAAAAGAATGTTTCTGTTTTCACGTTTGTATAAATTTTCTCCCCTCTTAACGCTTCAGGGCTTGCGTTGCTCCATTGTGGAGACTTTGAGCCTGACAACCCGGCGAAAGGTTGGGAGGCTGGGTTTTACTTCGTTTGCTCTAAAGGCCCTGCGTACAGGTTATATCCTTGGTTTGCGTGGAATTTACCCATGTAGATTTGGGCCTCTTCCATTGCTTCCTTTTCGTTCTTATTTCTGGATGTCAACCAAAGCAACTTTCCGGAGGTTCGTTTTTTAAATGCTGTGTAAAATTGTTTCATTGTCTTATTTGGTTTTATACTTTGCCCTCCGCATTCCGGTCAAAGAGTGCGGAGGTTCGTTTGTGCCGGTTGCGTCCGGTGTGTTTAATGTGCCTCCCCTTTGGCAATCCCAATTATTTGCCCTCCGTCACTCCAGACAATCACTTCGTAACTTCCTCCACCTGCTTTTTTGGTTTCGCTGATAGCTTCTTTTACAAGTGCATCAAAGTCAGTTATTTTTGTTCTGGAAAATTTGATGTTGCCTTCGTTTTTTGATTCAATTTCGATGCGATTTATGCCTATTTGATTCATGGTGTTATTCGGTTTTGTTGGTGTATGGATTTGCCCCGAATTGGTTCGGGCTGGTAGGGCGGGAGGTTAATTTTTACCCCAAGATTTACCGATTTCCTTACCGATTTCTACCAACATTTTGCAATGTTCAATTGAGAAACCGTAAACTTTTGCCATTTGCGCCCATTCGTCGCCCCAACAATTTCTCCAATCTTGGTAGATGTCGAAAAGTTCTTTTTTTGCTTGTTCGCTCATTTTTCTTTGAGGTTAGAGGTTAGAACTTGCTCAATGGGATGGAATTGAAATAGATGTTTTCCCGCTCCATTTCTTTGGTTTCTTCGTCCAAATCGGCCGCATCTAAGTAGGCTTCTACGGCTTCAGTGAATTGATTTTCAGGAACCACAATAGCGTACTGACAGGCATTGAAAACATCGGTAACCAATAACATTGGCTCGCAGCAATGAAACGCTTTGTAGTACGTGTAAAGGCTTTTTTTGTACTTAAAAAGTAATTCGGTGAGAATGCTACTTGTGCCTTGATCGCAGGTAGCGATGATTTGTGAGAGGTTCATAATCTTAATAAATCCGGGGAATGTTTGCCGGAATTGGTCCCCTTACCGCTTCTGAGACGGTTTAAGCAATGTCGCAAAGGGGTGCCACTTGGAAACGACCAAGTAAACAAGGAGTTTAGGAGGCTAAAAATTGGTCAATCAATTCTTTGCCTTTCAAAAGGTCAATATGCAAGCCGTGTGAACTCAAATCCATGTAAGCATAACCTTCATTAACGTAAAAGCCTGCTTTATCAAATTGCTTTTGCATGGATTTAAGCGAATATTCCTTTTCTGTTTTTGGGTTGTAAATGCCTGTTAGTTGTTCGCATTGTTCGCCAAAAGAAACAGACTCAAGTGAAGTATCACCAACATAGTAAGATTTAAAATCATCGGTGAATCGCTCAAAATTATCAGAGATAAGGCTATGAATATTAACGGCTTGCTTCCTATCAATTTCTTTCCAGTTGGACAAATCTCTTTGCGTTTCGTAGTTATTAGAGTTGAATAGCTCTAATATTTTGTCAACAATTTCGGACTTGTTTTCATGGAATGATCTGAACAAAGAGGTTGCGTAATTTTCTTTAAAATCATCTGTTCCATAATAGAACAGGGTTGCCTCCGCTACGTTATTTTTCATTTTTTTGGTCGTTTCGCCTTAGCGGAGTTGCTAAGGACACGACAAAGGAAGTAAAACCAATTCGATTAATCCTAATTATTTTTCAAAGATTAGATAAATAATTTTGCATTGCCTTGACTCCCACTTGTTTAACCTCTGAAATATTTTTTATACTTGAGGGGTAAACGTATATACTGGCAATGATCTGGACCTTTTTTTCGTCCAGTTTTTTGCGGCCTGAATTGGCCCTCTTGCCACCTCTATTTGATTTAATCATTTTGCAAATATATGGTATGTGTGTGATGCCGGCAAGCCAATCGCCTGTTTAGGTGATGCGGGGAAAATTAGCGCCACCACAACTATTGACCTGTCATTAATTGTATATACAACTATTGTATTGAGGTCAATATATTCTTCATCTGAATTAGTAGCAACAATTCCCTTGCCCGTAATTGGTTGTCGGGCCTGTTTTCAAGAAATTGATAAAAACGTGTCGGATTTACCCCTAGATAGGTGCAAATTGTCTGCTTTGAATAGGAAGAAAGAAGGATTGATAGGGTTTTCCTAACCTCTTTCAATTCTCTATCTACCTCATTTTCAATCATTTCCACTGGAAACGAAATAGGACTTTTCAAAGAACCCTTCTTATTGACCGACCGTGTAACCATGTGGCAAAGTTAGAGATGCGAATAGGTATGAACAAACAACCCCATAAACACTGCATATAAAACGTCCTAACCTAAGCCTAACCCAAACTACCAACCAGACCAATTGGGCGCACTACGGTAGGCGTATGGTGCCTCAAATCGAGTCTTGCCCTGATTGGTTCGGTTTGGCTGTGTGGTTTTGGTTCTGGTTTGGTCCTGTTTAGTTTGGTGTTTGGTTTCTCATTTCTGTTCAACATATTGGTTTGGTGAGCGTTAAGTGGTTGGATTTATTTAGAATCGGGGAAAGGCATACCGGGGTTGGGATTTTCGTTTCCCATGAGGCGAGAGGGAGGGGGAGGGAGACAGGGTTATTAACAGTCTCCAAACACCTGTACTCTTAACCAACCATGAATCATCAGGCGGGGCACCCAATTGAATCCGATCGGGTCTTGTGGTGTGGGGAAACAGACACACGATTTTCACCAACTATCTCACTATCAATTCAACAACACATTTTACATTAGCTACAACACTTTTTTAAAGCCTTACAACACTTATTTTACCATTAACAACACTTATTTTCAATATTGCAACACCTTAACTATCTGACTATCAGGCCAACAACACATTTAGACATATATTTACGTCGCACGCACATACGAGGATTCACGTTTTTACGCACTACGTTTTTATATATTTTCTCACGTATAGAAAGTAACTCACCCAAAAATAGGCCAAATGTGTTGCGAGTTCTGATGCTCAACAAGTTAGAGTGTTGTAGTCGCAACACCTATTTTGTAACTTCCTGATTCTCAATATAGGCATAGTGTTGCAAATTGGTGTTGCGAGTGTTGTTGTAGTGCTTAAAATGTGTTGCGTACAATTTTCTGCTGAATTTTTTTTCAGATTTATTTGGGCGCCTGAATTCTTTTTCAGTAGCTTTGCTGCATGGAAACAGACTTTGTAGAACGGGTTAAAAAACATCTATACGACTTTGGCATAAAGCAATCATGGCTTGCCGATAAGACGGGGCTTGCCAACAGCACCATATCCATGTACCTGAGTGGAGAAACGGGGCTATCCGTAGAAAATGAAAATAAAATCAAAGAGGCATTATTTCCTGAGCCGGTCAACAAATGAACCAAAGAGAGGAAATACTAAACGCTACTGGCGGTGGACTTGATATTTTCCGGCACTTAATTCCTAAGCTACCGGCGATAAAAAAAGGCACAAAGCTATCCGGCCATTTTAAGGCGCCGTGGAGAGATGAAAAAACGGCATCGACTCACTTGTTTGTAGACGAAAAGGATGGTGAAACATGGTTATTCAAGGACCTTGGGGATGGGAGCACGGGCAGTATTTTCGACTTCATTATGAAAGCCAAGGGAGTCGGATTTGAAGCTGCAATTGAACTAGCTGCCAACTATGCCAATATAACTATTCCTGACCGGAAAAACGGGCATAAAGCCCCGCAGGAGGTTATACTATTGCCGAGCGCAGAACTGGTGCAGCAAGTGGCACAACGACTGGACACCAACTTCCATGCGTTCTGTTTCAAACTTGGGATAACAGAGGAGCACCTTGTAATGTGGAACGTCGGTGGACATAAGGATATATACACCACGTTTACCTATGTAAAAGACGATCAATCGGCTGTAAATATTAAGTACATTCCATATCTGCCTACTGGTAAGCGGAACCGGGACGTAAAAATGTGGTCGCTGACCAGTACCGTTCAGGGCGAGGTTTATAGGCTTTGTTTGTATGGGGAGCACCTGCTTTCGGGAAAACCCGTGTGCATTGTCGAGTCAGAGAAAACAGCCGTAATCGCTTCGTTTTTTTACCCGGACTACGACTGGTTGGCAACCGGAGGATCGTTTGGGGCACGCAAGGTGGACTATGTACGCAATGGACTAGCAGACGGGCGGCAGTGCCTTGTAATGCTGGATGCTGACCCCGTGCGTAAAACCCCAAAGGCGCTTGATGTATTACTGTCAATTGGCGCTAAGGTGGAAACGGTTGACCTGTTCCCCGACCGGACTGACAGCACCGACATTGCCGATTACATTGTCGAGGGATTACACCCTGAGATTGTTAAGGACAAAACAAAGGTTTTCTGGAAAAAAAACAACAAGGACGTTATCGAGGTAATGCCGGTTCGGTTCTCCCGTTTTTTGGTCGAAAACGACTTTGTGAAGTATTATCCGGACGGGGCAAGAAGGTCTGAGTTCTGTAAAATCGACGGTAAGGTGGTAGATACCATCATCACCGAAAGGATTAAGGACTTCGTAAAAACCCATTTATACGACTACCCAGAGGACATTCAGGCGTATTTCCTAAAAAACACATGGTTGTATGAGGATAAGTTCTTAAATGCCATAGACGTAAAAACATTTGACATACAGAGAGATACCAAGGAAGAAGCGTTTCTGTATTACCGGAACTGCGTAGTCAAGGTGACCGCCGATAAGATCGAAACTATTCCTTATACCAATTTAGGCGGGTATATCTGGCGGAAATACGTCAACGAACGGGAATTTGTGCCCAACGATGGCAAACAAAGTGAGTATGAGCAGTTTATTACGCTTGCATCGGGGAATGACTTAAAAAAAGATGCTTTTAAGAGTGCCATAGGGTACATGATACACGAGTATAAAGACCCTTCTAACCCAAAATGCGTAATCCTGAACGATGAAAATGCAGATGGAGAGTCAAAAGGAGGGGCCGGAAAAGGCATATTTTGTAAAGCCCTTTCGTATATCCGAAGAGTTGTTCAGATAAGCGGGAAAAAGTTTGACCCAACAAACCCATTTGCATATCAGAGAGTTAGCGAAACAACCCAGATAGTAGAAATTGCAGATGCGGACAAGAAAATGAACTTCGACGCCCTGTTTAACGTAATCACCGATGGATTTCAGGTTGAACGTAAGAACAAAGATGAGATCAGTATTCCCCCAGAGCGAAGTCCGAAGTTTATTATTTCAACAAACCACACAGTAAAGGGTGTTGGAGGGGCGTATGCCAGAAGAAGGTATGACCTTGAGTTCACGGGGCACTTTCATAAGGGATTTACCGTTGCAGACCACTTCAAGCACAATTTATTTACCGATTGGGATGAAAAAGAGTGGGGCCGGTTTCATAATTTCATGGTGGAGTGCCTCCAGTTTTTCCTTAAAAACGGATTGGTTGAGGATGTGTATAAGACATTAAGGCGCAGGAACTTTATAGGAAATGCGGGATTGGCTTTTGTTGAGTGGTGCGAAATGGAGGGAGGCCCGATTTCAATGGTAGGCAAGCGGTTTACACGGGCTGAACTAATTGCTTCGTTCTTGGCAATCAATCCGGACGAAAAGTGGATGAAATGGGGTCCAATGCAGTCAAGGCTTCTTCAATATGCGGAGTATGCGAATCTGGACTTCATAGACGGAAATACTGGGGCAAGATGGTGGGAGTTTCACTATAAGAAAAATCATGTATCGGAGCCGGTTGTCATCGAGGACGACCCGGATGAAGTGCCTTTTTGACAATGAATTACTTTCAAATCTATATGGAAAAGCGAATAAGAATCATGTATGGCAATCGGGAAAAGATTGAGAAAAATCTTGCCAAATGGAAGCCCGAAAGACGCATGGAGTGTACCGTTTCGGAGTTGTACCAGAAACTTTACGACATCCCGGAAAGCAGAGATCGGATGCCCAAGATTGCAATAATTGTCAATAATGATGGGTTGGGATTTTTGCAGGCTCCCCTGTTTTTATTGTTACAGGTTGAAGTGTTTGAACTATGAGTACATTCAAATTACACGACTACCAGACCGATATAGCCCAAAAAGCCACGGCAATCCTCGCAAAGCTCGGATTGGTCTACATTGCAGCGCAAGTGCGATGCGGTAAGACTCACATGAGCCTTGAAACGGCACGGCTGTACGGAGCCAAAAAAGTGCTGTTTATTACCAAAAAGAAGGTGCTTTCGACAAAAGAACGAAAGGGGAGTATTGAAAACGATTACATTGAAGGCAAATACCCCTTCGAGATTGTAATAATCAATGTTGAGTCGCTTCATTCGGTTCCGGATAACGATTTCGACCTTTTGATAGCAGATGAGGCACACCAATACGGGCAATTCCCGAAGCCAGCCAACCGGACATTGGACGTTAAAAAGCGGTTTGGGAATTTACCCGTGATTTTCCTGACCGGAACCCCAACCCCGGAGTCTGGCAGTCAGATATTCCACCAATTGCACCTTTCCAACCGTTCCCCATTCCGGCAATATGCCAATTTCTACAAATGGGCGCATGATTACGTGAAAATCTACCAGCAGAACATGGGGTATGCCGTGGTGAATAAGTACGATAGGGCCAGACAAGACCTGATTAACCCGATTCTGGAGCCGTATTTACTGACCTTTACACAGCAGGAAGCCGGGTTTCAGTCAGAGGTTAAGGAACACTTTCTGGAAGTGGAAATGAAGCCGATTACCTATCAGTTAATTACCCAATTAAAAGAGGATTTCTGTATAGTTGGCAAGGAGAAAACGGTGACGGCAGATTCGGCGGTTAAACTGCTTTCAAAATGTCACCAACTGGCAGGAGGAACCATAAAATTCGATGATGGGACCGCCAAAACCATTGACAGCACAAAGGCCGAGTTCATTAAGAAGCAGTTTGCCGGGGTTAAAATTGGCTTGTTCTACAAATTTAAGGAAGAATGGGAAATGCTCAAGTCTGTCTTTGGAGATGAAATCTGCAACAACCTTGATGAGTTTACTTCTACCAATAAAAGTATTGCCCTTCAAATACAGGCCGGGCGGGAGGGAATATCCTTGAAGGAGGCCAAGTATTTGGTTTATATGTCAGTGGACTTTAGCAGTGTTTCCTATCTGCAATCCAAGGCCCGGTCACAAACCAGAGACCGATTAGAAACGGAAGTGTTCTGGATTTTTGCAAAAAACACGCTGGACCAAAAAATCTACAAGCAGGTAATGTCAAAGGGCAAGTACACAAGTCAGTATTTTTTGAAATCTAACAATATCAAATTTCCGAAAAAAGAACCCGTTGAGGTTGGGGGGCTGGATATGTTCAAAAAGTATGGAGTAGAAACAATTCAGATGGGCAATAGAACCTATAAAGTCAAATAAAATGGCATCAAGTTTCCAAAGCAAAGAGATCAAACGGCTTAAATCCGAAGGTTGGCTTGTGTTAAAAACGATCAGGCTTAATGAAAGTGGGTTCCCAGATATTTTTGCCTTCAAAAATGGGGTGACAATGTTTGAGGAAACAAAGCAAGGTTCAGATACCCTAAAACCCCTCCAAAAACTCAGAATAGACCAACTAATAGCACAAGGCTTTGACGCCAAGTGCGTACACGAAACAAAAGGCCAAATTTATCCCCCACTACCATGACCGAACCTGAAATCCCACCCGCCAAAAAACTCGAAGTTTTCCGATGGCACCTGTGGTTGCTTTCATGCCAAATCCCCTCAAAATATTGGGGGAAACCAGAAGAGGCTCAGTTCTATATAGCGAGGGAACTGACCGGAAAAACGGCGGAAACAACTCGATGGAACGAAATCACGGGAACGCTGAAAACCAAGTGTCCGGATGTCTGGCAACAAGCAATTGATAATGCTAAAAGTACGCTTGGAATTTCCGATTAGTCTTGTATCTTTGTTCTTCCTATCCGTCATGAAAAAACATCAAACTTACTGGACCCCCGCATTGCTTTTTGCCTTAACTGGCAGACGGATAGGACTTTGTGGGTGGTCCTTTTATGTTTTATGGAATGCTTACATTGCAAGAAGGAATTCAATAATAGCGGGCGCAAAAACAGAAAGTATTGCTCGCGTAGTTGTAGGAATCTTGGTCAACCTAGAGAAGCGTTAGAGGTTCGCTTCCACAGACTTGTATTACGAGGGGGTATTGATGAGTGTTGGCCCTTTTCGGGTGCCAAGAATAGTTCTGGGTATGGGAGTATCGCTATTGGTTCGGGGAAAACAGCTCGGGCGCATCGCATATCATGGGTTTTACATAACGGCCATATACCCGATGGGTTACTTGTGTGCCATACTTGCGACAATCGCCCATGTTGCAACCCAAATCATCTTTTTCTCGGCACCACAGCAGACAATATGAAGGACATGGCTGCGAAAAAAAGGGGAAAGTTTAATAAAGGCGAGGAGTCTCACTTACATAAATTAACAGAAAAAGATGCAAGGACCATTTGGGGCCTATTTACCGGAAGGCGTGGCGAAATAAAGCGGGGTCGTGGAGTATCTCCGATATTTCGTTCAGCCTATTGTTTACCTTTTCATATTCTGCCGTATTTGGATCTAGCGTTTCCCGCTTGGCTGAAAGTTCGTCGTATTCTTTTTGATATGGCTCTAATTCGTGCTCAAAAAGTGATTCTGAGCCCCCAATATTCCAATCTTCTCTAAACTGAACATAATGAGCTAATTCGTGAGCCACCAATGCTCGTAATCCCTGCAAATTGTTTGTTGATCCTTGAATCTCTTGTCTGGTTTTCCCTTTGAAGTGGTTCTCAAAGGCGGTGGAGTTGATGTTAATAGTTCTTGTCTTGTCATCGTAGTTAGCTTGTTCTCCCGATCTGAGGGGACCGATTCGGACCTTAATGTTCTTTGCATCTGGATAACTGTCTTTAAGTTCTGGAAAATCAAATAAGTCAAAAAAACTGAAAGTTTGTGGCTTTCCCGTTGTGTAAGCATTAGACCCCGACAACATCGCATCTACTATCGGTGAATTGTCTGGAATAGTCAGGTGATATGACGAAGAAGTACGGTGTTTCCAGAACTGCCATTTATAATATTGTTTATGGACACTCGTGGCAACACTTAGGACTATCCCCGCACCCTGTTCCATATAATACCGAAGCGGCCAAAGAGCGAAAGAGAGCGCGAAACCGGGAATACAAAAGGCTACACCCCGAAAAGAAACGCCTTTATAAAAAGAACGCTAGAGAGAAAAAGCGATTGCTTAGCAAGAAAACCCTCGGCCTCACCCCCTAACCCTGCACAATTCGGGAAGTTGAAGAAAGATTTGGAACGTACCCGACGTACCCGTATATTTGCAATGAAGAATCGAATAGGCGTTTGCATGGGGCTGAAATCATCGAAGCACTCGCACAAGACCAAAAGTCACGCCGTACCACCCGCCAGACTAACGGCCCATGGGAGATGCGGTTTTTGATTCTTCAAAACCTTAAGTGCGCAGTGAATTAAAAATGTAGGTGCGTATGGCTGTGGGAGTAGATGATGGCATCTATCCGTATTTATACGGGGACGTTGGTTCGAATCCAACCCAGAGTCGCAACAGGGGAAGTAGCTCAGATGGCAGAGCAACGCCTTTGACAGTATCACTTGTACGGGTGTAATCTGTGTTCCGGGCGTGGGTCAGAGGTTCGAATCCTTTCTTCTCCACATTATGCCAGAACAAAAATATAAAGTCCGTTTGAATAAGGCTGCGGAGTTGGTCTTATTCGAGAAGTTCCCAAAAGATTCAGATCGAAAGGGAAAGACAAAGTATGCCAGTGATGCCATCATTGAAAAAGATTTAAGGGAGAAGAAATGCTAACCGAAAATGACCTAATGGTTGGAAACTGGGTTACACGTCCCGAAGTTCCGGACCCGTTCCAGATTAATGCGTATGGAATAATGACCGCCTCAAGGGAGCCGGGTAGGTTTCATCCGGTGCCTCTTACCGAAGAATGGCTGGTGAAGTTTGGGTTTGAGAGAACAGACGTTTCTATTGAGGAATCTGGAAGTGATGCGCCGCTTTCATACTATTCGCTCAGGCTAAGTGAAGAAAGTTCAGTAGACTTGGCGTTACTGAGCAATACCTTGGATAAGAAGATGCGGGTCGGACTGTTCCCATACAATGAAAGTGGATTCGTTTATGACTACGTTCACCAACTCCAGCAATTGATTAAAGCGTTGACTGGCAGCACGCCTACCGAAGAAAGCAACAAATGACAGCGAATATTTACCAACCAGTCCAAGCTAAAGAACATGAATTTCCTTACGAATGGACGTTGAAGGATGCCGTCTTTACCAAAGATAAAGGAAAGGTGTTTTCTTGTTTTGCTTGTGGTGGCGGTTCTACAATGGGATACAAGTTGGCTGGCTTTGATGTACTTGGTTGCAACGAAATAGACCCCAAAATGATTACGGCCTACAAAGCAAACCATAATCCAAAGTATGCTTTTCTGGAGCCCATTCAAACATTTAAGGACCGGACCGACTTGCCTGATGAATTGTTTGACTTGGATATTTTGGATGGAAGTCCACCATGTAGTTCGTTTTCAATGGCTGGAAATAGGGAGAAGGACTGGGGCAAGGATAAGAAATTCAGAGAAGGCCAACAAAAACAGGTGCTTGATACCCTTTTCTTTGATTTCATTGACCTGGCTAAGAAGCTGCAACCAAAAGTAGTAATAGCTGAAAATGTAAAAGGATTGCTTCTTGGAAACGCAAAGCACTATTACAGAAGGGTTCACAAAGAATTAAGTGCTGCCGGATATTCAGTTACCGCCGTGTTGCTCGATGCTTCCAAGATGGGCGTTCCACAAAGAAGGGAACGGGTGTTTGTGATTGGTTTACGGAACGACTTACGGCACCAATTAGGACTTGATGTGATTCCCGAAATTGATCTGAAGTTTAGGGAGAAGGGGATATTGTTCGGGGAAATATCTGATAATCAGGATCAAACAATAGACTTACCACCCGTTGCCGGAAAGCTATGGCATGATTGCCAAGCCGGACAAAGCCTATCAACGGTTCCAGAAAGTAAGGGTAGTTTTTTTAATGACATAAAGGTTCATAAAGAAGAAATACTCCCAACAATGGCAAGCCAGAACAAGGTTTATCATTCTGACATTCCCCGACGGCTGAACAATAAAGAATATCTGCTAGGAACCACGTTTCCGGTGGATTACAATACTTCCGAAATGAAGGCTTTCTATATTTGTGGTATGTCCGTCCCACCCGTAATGACTGCCCAAATTGCAAAAAGGATTTACGATCAGTGGTTGTCGAAATTTAATTAGCCCCCTCCCCTCCCAGAGCCGATTGGGGGAAAGACCCGTGCTAACCCCATTCCTCATAAACGCTGTAAAACAAGGACTTGTGATTAAGTCCGAATCCGGAGCCCGTGTGGAGCGGTCTTACGCCGATCCGGAGGTCTGGTTGTACTACAAAATGGGATCTCAGATCGAGAAAAGGGTGCCATGGACGGTTGTGAACAGGCTTAACGAAAAGTGGGACCTTATACCAATTAACCCCCGTTCTATACAATTCAGAGTGGAAACACGCGGCCTGAAACTCAGGGCCTCCGATGGAACAATATTTAGCAAAGGTTCACCGCCTTCACTCTTGGACGAGAAATCGGGGTGGAAGCCGGTGATACGGGTATAGTCTTTTTCAAAGGGTTAGAACTGTGGAAACCTGTTGATTTTTAATTGACAGGTTTTTTTATTTCAACTTTTTCCTATTCCTTTGGCCTTCATAATATCAAAAACATGACATTATTCGACGAATTAAAAGCGATTGTTGAGCGTGTAACGCCTGACAACAAGAAGGTTGACGATGGAAACAAGGCCGCAGCCAAGCGTATGCGGATGGCAGCCATGGACATTGCAAAACTGTGCCCGCAGATCAGAAAGGAGGCTACAAGGTTGACGAAGAAGGGTGCTTAGGGTCCACGTCACATCTTTGTCTGCGGACGACCACGGCATTTTTCTGCACACCTTTTCGCCATTTTTCGAACAGGTGTCGCCAGAAGATGCTGAGTTTATTTTTGTAGTCCCCGTATTTGAGGGCCTGATGGATTCCGCAAAAGCAAGCCGCATAGAAGCCGCAGGTAAGCCGATTGTGGTGTTTGATTACCTTGAGTACCATTGGGAACTAATTGAGGCCCCTGATGCGATTCTGGGGCTACCATTGCCGCCTCACGCCAGCCAGTACAAAGAACTTTCGGAGTGGTTGGCTAAAAACAAACCAAAGGCATACTTCAAGCTGAACCTGCGTGGCACCCATCCCAATACCTACCCGATTGACTGGTATAACGCTTACATCTGGGGTGCTGTGGATTCGAAAGTGGAGTTTGATTCACGGCCAATAGACGTGCTGTTTATCTACGGGCAAAGCCACCCAATGCGGGCTCAGTTTCATGGACTTATGATGCAGAAGGCATTTGATTTGGGGTGGACCATTATTACCCATCCCGATCACATTGAGCACGAAATCGGTCCGAAAATCATGTTCCTTCACCAGCCGTGGTGGGACAGGCTTCCTGCCGAACGGGTATTTGTTCAGGGACCAGAAGGGTTTTGAAGAGCTGGTTAAATTACGTCTGAACGCATGACCACACACGAACTAGAGGCCATAATGAAAGATGGAGATGGCTTTGTTATCGGCGGAATCGTTTTTGAAAAGAAAGACGGGAAGTTGTCTTTCGATAAAGAGCTTTGGTTGGCAGAGGCACATTTGCGTAATGTAACCGAAGATGACCTAAAAAATACCAACACCTTTGCAGTCCGGAAAACGGCATGACCACCACCCCATCCTTCCTAACCCGATTCTCAGAGGCCCCCGACGTTGAAAAATGGTGCGCCTACTTTGAAATACTGTACGCTTCCTACGACACGATGTGGACGGATTCGACCCTCTTGCAGGCCAAATGCGACGCCCTTACACACGCCGGATTTACGTTTGACAAAGAGTTGAACCTACTCACCGACGCCGAGCGTATCGAGATGTTTGAGGAGCTAATGACCACAGAGGTATTGGACCTTATGGTATGGTGGGTGTATGAACACCTTGGAACCCAGTGGCTTCAATACATACGGGGGCTTGACCTGTTCCTCAACTCAATGCGAATGGTGGGGCAGACGGTGACCAATCCGCTCGTTGAGGACAAGCTAACCGGAAAGACAGGCGAAGTGGTGGAAGATGAACTATGGTTGAAAAAGCAAAAGGTTTACATGGAAGCCACCAAAATAAACAGCAGTTTGATGGACCAACGTAGGGCCTTATTCATGGGCACCGAAGCGGAACAAAAATTGCTGGAAGTGGTAGCAACCGGCCGCAGTGCAGATGTGGATTTTACACGAACAATTAAAGATGCGAAGAAAGGATGAGGTTATTAAAAGGCATAGCAGTTAAGCGCAGAATCATTGAGCGTCAGGAGTACGTTTACGGCACACTGAAATTGGAAGCGGTAAGTTCCTACGAAGGCCAATCCAACGCCCATAAGGTTCAGCAAGAGGTTTGTATAGGCGAAGTGACGGCGGTTAGCCCCGACACAGAAGGTGTGGACGTAGGCGATACAGTGGTGTTGGTGTATGCCTCCAGTGAAACCCCGCTACCCGATGGGTCTGAGTGGTATTTGGCTTCGAATGTATTGGCCCGGATTAAAGAAGGAAAGTTGGAGGGTGTTGGGTCGTATGTGCTTGGATTTCCATTGGATAACGATCAGGCAATACGAGCCGGACTTCTTGCTGCCCCAACCCTAGCCGCCCCGGATTCATGGCTTCAGGCCCGCTATCAGGACAAAAAGAAGAGGGAGTGGTTCTGTTCAGACGGAGTGCTTCACATTGTCCCCAAAGGATTTGTTGGTCAACAGGTTGTAGATTGGGAGGTGTATGGCTTGTCCGACCTGCCACGCACCATATACTTCGTGGATAAGGATTCCATAGCAGCCTCTACCGATATTCTGGAGGCATTTGGCTTCCCATTCCCCGTCCCCACACTATCCCAAAAACACACAACCAACTACATCAACCTTGAATTGAAGTCCAATATGCCTAACCTCCCAAGCGCATGATGAGTAAAGCGCTTCTCGAAAAACTCAACGGTGTGGCACAGTGGGGCCTTATCGGAGAGTACCGAATCCGCAACGAAGAGGATCGAAAAGGATTCATGCGGGCACCGTTTCTGAAAACAACCCCCGGCAATGTACGCCCCGACTGCCCGAAGGTAATCTTCTGTTACGATCAGGTTTTTTCGTTGAACATTCAGGGCGACGTACACGAATGCTTCCGGTATTGCTATGAGTATCAGGATATGCCCGGACACGTATTGCAGCCACCGGCACGGACGGGAGACGAAGGCGGGTCCATCCATATCCAGCTTCCAATAAACGTATCGCTGAGGGGTGTAAAGTTCTCTGCATTCAGGGCAATAGGGCCATACAAAGCCCCGTTCTACCCCGAAGAAGGCGGCAAGTCTCTGCATGGTCAGATACAGGTCTGCGTGGGATCTGAGGTGGAAGAAAACGCAGCCCTGCTTTTAAATCTGGTGGTGGATGAGGATGGAAAACGAAGGGGAGAAACCATTTCCTTCCCGCACAATGCCATCCGGCAACTAGGCAACATTATTACCATTGAGGTAGGCCCCAACACCGAGGTTCCCTATTTCATGTTTGCCAGCAATGTCAAGGGCGACTTTCAGACCGAGGCAATGCCGGATCAACTGCTTCCTGTTCTCACGGAGGCAATTGATATTTCCGGTATGGTTGCCAGCCAGAGAGATACGGAACAGGAGGCCGATCAGATTCACTTTGGTCGCACCTCGCCCTTCCCTACCTGCATCCACAAGGCCTCCATGGATAAGATGCTGTTCAAAGAGGGACTTCGGGTGAACCCCGCTTTTGGACACCCCGATTGGACCGGAGCGTACTTCATGGATGATATTTTGTCCCTGTGCTATAAAGAGAAGGCCACCTCAATTGTTAAGTTGGCAGACTGGCCTACTCAGTTCAAGGGTAAAACCCAGAACATTATGAACGTAGCCAAGGAGTTTGCCATACGCTACGGGAGAAATGCCAACGTAGCCGAGAAGCTCAGGCCAATAGATACGGCTACCCCGCACATTCGAAACGGGGTGAAGCACTACAACAAAATCTATATGGGAATGCGGCTTATTTCGGGTCTTCATGTGAGCGGCATTTTCTCAGACAATCCCTTTGAGTTCGGGGCGCAGCAGAAGGCACTTCACGAAACGATTAAGGAGATAGACAAGTTGCTTTTGGTGGGAATGAGCCTTCCGGCAGACCGCAACTTCATATACCTCGCTACCCAGAATATGAGGACGGTGCACAAGAAGCAATACATGGATTATCTGGTCATCCGGTTCACATCTTATGCGGAACTGGAGAAGATGTACGAAATATTTGCACTATGCGTTAGCTACTTTCTCAGGGTTCCCATATTCGTTGAACTCGACTTTGACTTTGACTGGAGGGAATATCCGGCCATGCTTTACATCTGTTCACTTTGGAATATCAACAAGGTGATACTCAACGGATACGATGATATGATACGTCGGGATGGGATAGGCGAAAACTTCTCCAATTTCCGCAAATGGTACAGCCTTGCAAAGAGCACACGGGTATTCCGGTTAAACATTTTTGAGAACACCGTAAATGCCACCATTGTAGGGGATAGTACGGGAGCGTATAAATTCTACCTTTGCAGAGGGATAAACAGTGGCAATCAGGTCATAACCTATGGGGGAGACGAAGTGAATATGCCATTGGTTTGTCATTCCAGAAACATTCAAAAACGAAGAATTGAGCCGTCCTTTCATTCCACCCGTTCACCAAAAGTGGTACGAACAGCTACCCCTCCTTCCGGGTCAGGAATTGAGGGGGAACCGGATATACGAGAAGATAAGCGGGTGGGACGTCTTGACGCCTCCGATACCAGAGGACCCGTCAAGCGTCGTTAATTGGGGTAAACCCGTAAAAGACCAGAAGTTCCGCAGGACGGTCCATAAAGAATACATGGACCCCAAGCATTGGGAGTACGCAAAGGACGACAAGCTAAAAACAAAACCAGTCTGGACCGCCCAGCAACAGGCGTACATCAAGGAAGAAAAGACCAAGATATTCATAACCGGCGTCTGGATAATGGTGAAGGGATACCTGTTCTGGATGCACGGGTTCCACTACTTCGGGCTGAACTACTGGCACATATCGGCCGAAACCGACGACGGGTATAAAGAGTTCAGGCACAGGGATATTCAGCGATGGCTTGTCTGGAAGGATATTGAGGATAGCGAAACAGAGTTCGGAATGGTGTACCTCAAACACCGCAGGGATGGAGCCTCAGTGGATGGGTGGATAATGATGTACCTGTATGCACAGGTGAAGCAGGATGCCAAATGTGGACACACCCACAAGGTGGAAGAAGATGCCCGAACCGCATTTCAAACCATGGGTGTAGCACCAATGCTGAAAGTCCCGCTGTGGTTGCAACCGGAGCACAACGCCAAGCCCAATTCGTCAGAAGTTATTTTCACCAGCTTCACCAATGGAACCCGTAACCGTCGGTTGATTAACGAAAGCGCCACCAACTCCCTGAACTCAAGGATGTTCTTTCGGGCCACCAAGCTCGACCCGTGGGACGGTCAGAAAATGACATTCATATTCCCCGATGAAACCGGCAAGCTACCCGACTTAGACCTTCACGCCTTTGTCGGGGTTCAGATGCAATGTCTGGCACAGGGGATGGGAACGATTAAGGTGGGCAATATGTTCATGCCTTCCACGTCGGGGCAGGAAGAAAAGTCCTCAGAGCAATATCGGGAACTACTCAAGATGTCCATGCCGGACAGGTGGTCCCCTGAATTGCAGCGAACCAGTACGGGGATGCGCACCTATTTTGACAGGGCGAGCCATGGACTGGAGGGGTATATTGACGAATACGGGTTCAGTATAGAACACGATCCCACGCCGGAGCAACTGGAGTGGATGAAAAAGCGCAACCCGAAAGCACACCGCTACGTCGGGGCTGAACAGCATATTCTGGAAACGCTTCGTCACCATGCCATGCACGCTGAGTGGAAAAAGTATTACGAGGTTAAAACCCTGTTTCCGCTAAAAATAGACGACCCGTTTATCAAGGTAAGTGATGCCCAGCAGTTCAATTCTGAGAAACTGATGGACTTGCAGTTCTATATCCGGGCCAATAATTTCCTGCATAAAGACCTGATTGTTAGAGGGGACTTCTATTGGCATGATTCGCATACACGGCGAACAGTAAGATGGCGGTCAAATGTTAACGGCAAATTCGAGATCAGCCGGTTCTTTTCACATCCTGAGCAGCACAACAGGGTTCGATGGGAAGGCGAAAAAGCGCACCCGATGAACGCTGAAAAGGGGTGCATAAGCCTTGACCCGTACCAAAAAGGAACGGTGGTGGACAAAGGTTCGGGGTCCAAGGGTGCGGGCCACGGGATTATCTTTTTCAATGAGGACACAGAGGAGGCAAAATACCTTCCCGGTGGGGCGGTCAATCCGGACTACTACCCAACCCCTTCTTTATTCCTCAAGTACAAGGCCCGTCCGGTGGATATGGATGAGTTCTATGAGGATATACTGATGGCGTGTCACTTTTACTCCATGCGGCTTGCATTTGAGGCGAACGTTTATGCTATTCACGAGTATTTCATCAAACGGGGATACGGAGCGTTTGTGTATAAAACCTATGAGTTCAAGGATAGGGTGGTGGATAAGATTTCAGACTCCGACTGGCATACCTACGGGTATAGGGTTCCTTCGGAAGAGGACAAGTTATTTGCTGACATACAGTTAATTGCCCGCTTTATAGAGGGGTCGGATGTGGTGTATAACGGGTGGGAATATGACATTCGGAACGATATGCGACGCCTTCCATTCGAGGAAACGATAGAGGATATGCTAAAGTTTGAAAACACCAAGAAGGTACGGACCAAATGCGACCTTACCATGAGCCTGATACCGGGGCTCAGGATCAATTCAGTAAGAATGAAGAAGGCGTTTTATGCAGGTGGCAGGACGCAGGAACTTGGGGAGAAGTCAATGGCTCAAATGCTTTCGGAATATTCCCAATTGGTAGCATAGAATTTTTCTTTTACTTTGCAGCCATGGCAGCCCCAGTTTTGTCAAGTTTGGTCGCTCAGGTAATGACACTTTTAAGGACCAACCAGCGTTCTTATATAACCCCAGCCGAGATGGGTTACTTCGTTGACAGCGCCCAGCAACAGCTACAAAACTTCCTTCTTGGCCTTGTTCAGATGTATCAGGTGGCAAGGCCGCTTCCGGCAGTAGCCTCACAGATTACCTCAGACGTCAACGAACTACTGGAACCACAGAGGGTTCGGTTTGCCCCTACATCACTGGGAAGCGGCAAGTTCCAGATATTCGCCAACACACCACCTGCAAGTAAGGTGTGGGTAAAAATTGAGGCATACATTGCCGATGAATACAAGGTAACCGTTCCTACAATTGGCAGGGAAGAAAGCTACACCCGTTCCAGAATTACAGGAAGGGCACCTTCGGTTACACACCCCATAGGGCAATATGAGGGCAACTTCGTGTTCAAGGTAACGCCAAGCCCAACGGAACTGATTGTTCAGTACATTGCACGACTGGCCCCATGTGAGGTTGAGTTCCTTGACAATTATCAGGTAGACCCCGACAACAGCACAGAAATAGCATGGTCGCCACGGGCAATCCCATACCTTCTTTATTTTCTTATGAAGAACTTTGGGATTAGCGTATCTACCCCTCCATTGGTTCAAATGTCTCAGGATCAACTAAAAATGGCAATATAAATGGCCGTATCTGTATATACCGAATCAAAAGCCGCCGAAGAAATCTGGTTGATGCTTACCGGTGGATCAACCGAATCGGAGCCAACATTAGGAGAGGTGCAGTTGATGGTGGATTATGTGGCCGACTATGTAACCAAGGGAGACTACTACGAGAAGTACAAACTTGATAATCAACACAAAGTAGGCCAAACCTTCATAGTTCGATACCGGAATGTAGCCCTGAGCGCCTACGATTCTGTTTCCAAATCGGTACTACTTCCCGCCAAGGTAATTGACTTTCCAAGGGACCGGGGGCTTGACATGATAACATGGAACGCTACGGGCAAGCCGGAGCAGCGGATAATGCTGTGTGACACGTCTGCCATGGTGGGACCGTCAAAACTCCGGCAGTTTGCCTCCCCGTATTTTGCGGTATGGAACAGCGACAGGGTTTACATATACGACCGGTGTATGAACCAGTTGCCTAAAATATCGGCAGTAAACCTATACCTTGCACTGGCAAATGAAACCACACTTCCAAACGCCCTGAACTTTCTAATCATCAATGAAGTGTTGAAAAGATTTCAGGCGACACCAAGAGTACCGGACCAGATTGACGATCAGAATAATACCCGATAGGAATGCACACTACACAAACCGTTGAATCCCTGATTGCTGAAATAGCCGAAGACCTTGAGGTTTCTGAAAAAGACCGCATCAAGCTATTCAACTATATGCTTCGGTTCATCCGGGAGTTAAAGTCGGGGATTGCCCCTGATATACGGTATTGGTATTACGACACGATTCCCAGCAATTTTGCCGTTGAACTTCCCGAAGATTTTGATGAGTACATAATGATTGGAATCATTGTGAATGGAGTGCTTATTGAGCAGAGCCGCAACCAGCTTATTCTCCGTCAGGGGGCAGTGGGTTCAGGCGGAGGACCACCACCGGGAGCGTTTTCAGGAACCACCCCGCAAACACTGTATGGGGCTTATTACCAAACGGGAGTAGGCTCAAATATGAGTAGCGATATGCGGGGCCTCAGACCACGGGGAGAATACGGTAGTTTCGATATTGACAAGGCAAACCAAACGATCATTATTGACCCCTACCAATACGTTCCGAATTTATACCTGATGTATAAGTCCAACTGTATAGAAGTGGGAGACAAGGCTTTGGTACACACCTACGCTCAAAACGCGGCGATTCTTTACACGAAGTACAACTATTGCCGGGACAGGTACAACGATAACCGGCACCAAAAATACGAGGTGGATATGAAGAAAGCGATGCGGGATTTGCCGGGGTTGCTTAATCCCCTCGGACTTAAGGATCTCATCGACTCGATAGATCTCATACGTGGCTATATGTTCTGATTATCAAGTAGTTACAAATGGCAGACAACAACTTCAACCACGTCCCGAAACAGCAACAAGGCTACGGCTTCGACTTCATATACGATGACGGTGGAACGCTCAAACTGGCCGAACGCTTAGGGGCTAGGGCTCAACAGCAACGCATGGCCAGCCAACGTGCGGAACTTCAGAGGTCAGCCCTGAAGCAACGGCAGGATCAGGCAGATTTGGCGGCGTTTGGTAAGGGGTCTGACATTGATGCGGGAGACTATGGTGACCTGATAAATCCGGTTTACAACGAAGTGCTGCAAAAGCATCGGGGGTTGTATAAGCAAGGTCAGTTCAATCGGGCAGACTTTGAGGCCGATATGCGACCTGCAAGGGACGAAGCGATGCGGTTGAAGAACCTCACCAACCAGAAAAAAACATTGGCTGCCGGATTGGGCGAAAAGGATTTGATTGACCAAGGTGGCTACAACTTAGGCTTCGACAAGGCGGTGAGGGGAAGCTACGGCTATCAAAAGCCCCTTGACCCCAATGCCATTCACGGGCAAGTCATTCAGGATGCAGACCTGACGTTTGGCAACCGGATAGCGGATGATGTGGTGAAGGGGATTGGGAGAAATAAGCGCAGTATTGAGGTTCCATACACCGACCCCCGCACCGGCAGAGAAGGCCAATCTACACAGGAGTTTGATGTGCCAACCGTGGCTCAGATGAAGGGTAACCGGATTACCGGCTATGACGTTGCGCCATTGGTTCAGAATTACTTGGCACACCCGCAGGGTCAGGCACGGGCTCAAAAACTAATAGCGGCCGAGTCTGCTAACCCGCAGTCAAAGTATAGCAGAGAGAAGGCCGATCTTGATTCGGACTTGGCTAAAGGGGCAATCAACCAACAGCAATACGACAACCTGATGACCAAAAACGCCTTCAATGCAATAGCGAAGGACTTTGGCGATCTGGATTCACGTTTTGGGGCAACCTTCAAGACAGGGTACAACCTCGACGCTCAAACCGAAGCCGAAAAGGAAGCGGTGCGGAGTATGGGATTAAAGCCCGGAACCACCATTATCCGCAATACCAGAGGCGGTCAGGAATACACGGCCCCAACCCGTTCCTACACCATGACCAAAAAGGAAATGGATGATTTAGGTCCGGTTTCGGTGCAATACGCATGGAAAGAAGGGCCACGGGGTACATTGGTTCGGGCAGATGTAGAAGACAATCAAAACACCGGACTAGCCAATCAGAACGTGGATGTGACGGTGCTGCCTACGTTAAGGGGCGTATCCCTAACTGATGGAAGTGGGAAGCTACTTGCCAAGCCGGGAGCCGTGGTAAAATTCGACGATCTGAATGCAGTGACCCGAAACGGTTTGATTTATTTCCGCAACCAGAGTGGTGATCTGCTATCCCTTCCTAAAGAGGACTTTGTGAGGTCTGGCTATGTGGAATATCCGCTTCATGCCAAAGCACAGGTAGCGGGAAAACAAAAGCCACAGATAGGTCCTGCACCACCGGAACCCGAGAAAAACTGGGAGACAAAGTACGATAAGAAGTCCGAAGAATACGCCCGTCAGAAGGCAATCAGCGATGCGTACAGCCAATGGGCGTTAAACCTTGACTTCACCAACAAAAACACCAACAAGGGTTCTTTCTTTCTACCATTGGAGAGGGGACAGAATAACTACCTGCTTCAACGTGCGCTTTACAAGGGCAGCACTGATGAGGGTACTTTAAGACAAGGATTGGAAGAAGAAGCCCGTCAGTCGTTATTACAACAGAAGTTCGGTAAGAAAACCTCGACGTATGGAAAGTTTGGAAGGAAATGAGCCACGCCGAACCCTTTTAGCCCAACTTCAAGGAAGTAGGGACAGAGAAACTGCCGATAACTTCAATAAGTTCAAGTTCAGTGAATTTGATTCGCTGATGGACGACGAAGAAGCGGTGAATGATCTGTGGAATGGATTGAAGGCGAAGGGCTTGGCTTCTGAGGATAGAGAGACATTCGGAAAGAAATATGCGAAAAGGGCACCCAAACAGACCGCCAATCAATCGGTGCAGGCGTCCCAACCACCCCAACCAAATCCCCCACAGGAACCGGGGCTGATAGACCGTGGGATAAACTTTGTGAAGGGGTTGTTTAAGGATGAACCTAAGCCACAAGCACCAGTACAACCCCTCCAATTCGAATCGGATGTACAGAAGGAGCAATCGGCTCAATCGCCTGTATTTCAGGATTACGAAGCGGCAAAACTGCCAGCAATCTTCCAAACCAAAGAAGCGGAACGTCGCACCGGCCTAACCCCTGAGCAAAAGCAGCAAGCGATTGAGGGGAGTAGTGGGGCACCATTGGCGGAACAAAGGAGACGGGAAGGGCTTGGCGTAACCGGCAGGGCAATGGAAGATGTGGGAAGTTTTGCTTCCGGTGCAAATCGGGCAATCCTCAAAACACCTTCTGGCATAGCCAAAACCGCTTCTGAAATCAGTACCGGACTAGCCAATGCACTAGGAGCCGACGAAAGGGCCGAAGATGCCTTTGTGTATAAGGTAGCCGACGTTTACGACAAGTGGCTGGATGAAAGTGAGTTTGCAAAGAACTTTATAGCAGACCCGAACCGAACCGGAATGGCTATGGACTTGGGCTCAGGCGTAGGTCAGATTGCCTCCATGATTGCAGCGGGTCCGGGCGGTGCTTCTGGTTCATTGGCTAAGAATCCCACCATGTGGAAGGGAGTGGCACAGAAATTCCTTACCCCCGCTTCCGGCGTTGCATTTTCTCAGGTATTCAGCAGTGAGTACGAGAACATGAAAAAGAAGGGCGAATCGGATGCCACGGCATTTCAGCAAGCCCTATCTAATGCCATGGTAGCAATGCCATTAGAATCCATACCCCTTATTAACCTTGCCGAACGAATGAAGGCGGTGAATCCTACCTTGGTAAAAAAGGTAATGAACACCGTGGCTCAGGGTATTGATGAAGGCACACAAGAGACCATTCAACAGATTTTCAGCAACCTGACCAACAACGAATTGGCCAAACTTGATTCGAGTTTAGCGGATTGGTCTGACGGGGTTGTTCAAAGCGGTGAGGTGGGTGGAATTATAGGCTTAATGATGGGTGCCTTGGGTGGAGCGAAAAGAAGGAAAGGTCCATCGAAACTAGGCGGAATACCTACCGTACCAGCACCAGCGCCCACTAAAAGGCAAAATAAAGATGGGAGCATAACCGTAACAGTTGGATCAGAGGCGGAAATTCCAGAGCAATATCGGGATAGGGCTAGAAAAGGAATGACTGGTACTGCCACAACTTTGCCGTTTGGATTGGGCAAGAAAACCAATATTGAGCAATGGAGTTACGACATTACCCCCGAAGAAGATCAAATTCAAGATGTCGAATATGAACCAGTGGATACTCCTATCGAGCCTGTTGTGGATACTGAGGGAAGCGAAACTGTTGCCCCGCAAGATGAGGGAGTGGATGGGGGAACCGAATTGAGCACTGGGGCGACGCCTGCTCCGGTGGAGAATGTTGTGCCAACAGAAGGCGATGGGAGTGCCGGAGAAGTTGTGGTACAAGTAGAAAATAGCATAAACACAAGAAGAACATCATTAGATGACAGGGCGAAGGCATTGGGGTATGCCGATTTAAGACAATTCAATACCCAAAATTCAATTGAAGGAGGTAAGACCGAAGAGGAAAAGCAGTTGCTAAAAGACGCCTCAGATCACTGGTCAGAGGTAGTTGCACTTACTGACTTGAATCAAATCGCAAGTCTAAATGATACCGATTTTGGTACATGGGTAAAAGCAAATGATGTTCAAAGAAACGATTTAGGGAGTGTTAATTCGGAGAATGATTTAAGAAAAGCTACCGATAGGGTAAAAATATTAAGACAAAGAGGTCTTCAAAAACAGGCAGATACCGAACACGAGAACCTTAAAAGATCGGTCAAGAAAGCCGATTGGACTATTGAAAGCTGGAAGGACAGATTTGACGAAGATGTAACTCAGGAAGAAATAGATGCGACAAATCAAGAATCAAAGAGTTTTAATGATAATCTTGCCAAAAGTCTTGATGAGTTAGCCAATGAAACACCTACCCTTCCTGCTTCCGAATCCACCGATCCTTCATTGGCAGTTAATCGAGAACCAGCACCAGAAGGAACACTTGTTGAGGATGCAGCAACGGGCGTTGCTCAAACACAATCACCGCAACAGGGTGGTGCAGAGGATAATACGGGGGTTGATGAGGGGGTGATAAAAGCCACCTCCGACGCATTGGATTTAGTCCGAAAGGAGAGACCGGTTGTATTCACGGACGATGGCTTTATTACCGGCGGCACGTTTGATTTAAAAATAAAAGCTATCGAAGGAGACTGGCGGCCAGACGTAACAACCCCTTCAAAAATTCCGTTTTTACCACAGATCTTCAATGTGGTTCATATTACAACTCCAAAGGAAGGCGAATCCATTTTAAAAAGTGGCTTCAAGGAGCGAGACATAAAAAAACAAGACCACGAACTTTCTGGCGTGTATTTTACCTCTGAACCTGAGTCGTGGAGGCGTAACGAAAGGTATAATATGGGAGGCAAAAAAAGCGTCGATCTGGTATCCGAAATAGAAAACAGCGGACTTCTATATTTTGACGACGCCAATTCCCTAAGAGATTTTTTGGGGCAGAATGGCCTTCCAAATAGAGGACAAACCCTGTCTGCGGGTCAAATGGACCAATTGAGGGGAATGGGAATAAAAGGCATTGTATTGAGGGAGGATTTGAATAGCCAAACGGCCAACGAGGTAATTGTTTTGGATAAAAGTATTATCAAGAAAACGGAAAGAAATAGTGGTCAAAAAATAACAAAGCTACCGCCCTCCTTTGATTCAAATTCAGATATTGCCGAAGCATATCACAAAGCCAAAGCAGATGGTTCAAATCCAGAATTAGTCAAGGCGGTCGAAGACCTACTACAACCACAGCAACCCATAGTAAGCGAAAACGACGTTCCTTTAACTAAGGAGGAAGTGAAGGTAGAGGAACCCATAGTTGCAGAAACGGCGGCAAGTGAAAGCATAAAGCCCAACCCCTTCATCTCCAAAGTTCGCAAAGGGTTCACGTCCTTAATGAAGGCCATTGGAGCCAAGAATAAGGTGGAGTTTATTGGGGACGAGGAGGCGGAAAGGATTGTGGCAAGCGGGAAGCCGGTTAAAATGATGCTCAATGGGAAGGAAATGACCGTTCAGCCCGTTAATGCCGACGTGGTAAACGGATTCTATTCACCGCTTGAAAAGGTAATCAATGAAACCAAATTTGATAAACTACCTGCAAAACAATGGATTGATAAATTCGCAAAAGGAGAAGAAGCAAAGTGGACAGGATTAACTGATTGGCTATCACAACAAGAAGGTTCAGTATCTAAAGCAGATATACAACAGTATCTAAAAGATAATAGGATACAAGTTGTGGAAGTGGTGAAGGGTTATTATTCAAAACAAGTTGATGAATTGTATAAAAAACTTGAAGCAAAAAACAAGGGCAGAGAGTTTGATGATTGGGATGTAAAAGACCAAGATGAATGGATGGCTAAACGTGGAGAGCCACAAGAAACCAAGTTTTCTCAATACCAATTAGAAGGAGAAAAAGAAAACTACAAAGAGGTATTGGTTACGATGCCTAAAAATGATAGTGCTGAATTATCTAAAATACAAGATGGGTTTTCTAAAAAGTTTTTTGATAAAACGTATTCTGAATTAACAAGTGAAGAAAAGAAAACAATAGACTATCAAACTAAATCTTGGGTTGCAGACCATCCAACAAAAGGCACTTTCAAATCATCCCACTTTGAAGAACCCAACATACTTGTTCATTTAAGAATGAATACGATTAGATGCAGACGGCAAAAAAGTGTTGTTTTTGGAGGAAGTGCAAAGCGATTGGGGGCAAGAGGGTAAAAAGGAAGGGTTTGACGAAAAATATAAAGAAAATGAAGTTACAGTATTAGACCAAAACTCTCCAGAAGCAACTGAACCAAACTTGTTTTGGTATTTCAAAGTTCCTAATAATGTTTTACAGATACCAAAAAGTAGATATAAAACGATTGAAGAAGCAAAAGCCTATGTTGTAAATGATAAAAAGAAAATAGATAGTGGGATTCCACAAGCCCCATTCGTAACCGATACAAACTCTTGGACTAAATTAGGTCTAAAAATTGCCCTAAAAGAAGCAGTAAAACAAGGTGCTGATAAGATAGCTTGGACAACGGGAGAACAACAGAATGAAAGATACGATTTGAGTAAGCAAGTGCAATCAATTTCATATGAAAAGAAAAGTAAAGAGTTTTCATCAAAAGCACAAGAGAAAGGACAAGACCTATATTCTTTATACATTGAAACAAAGGAAAGTGGGTATGAGCAGTTTGATGACTTAACTATAAGCGAAGTAGAAGGATATGTTGGAAAAGATATTGCTAACAAGATACAAAACAATGAAGGGAATAAAGAAAATCTTGACACTTCAAAAGGAAACAAAAAAGTAAACAAACTAACAGGAATTGACCTTAAAGTAGGCGGTAAAGGTATGAAAGGCTTTTACGGTTCACCAACAGAAGGAAGTTTAGGCATAGTAGGTAATGTAGCAAAGAGTTTGTTTAAGCAAGAACCTAAAACGGTGGAGATTGATACGAATATTGATAAAAACACAGATGATATTTATGTTTCTCAAAAACAAAAAGATGGATATTATTTAGTTATAGACCCTATATCTGATAAAGATTTAGGCAAGTTTAAAACACAATTAGAGGCAAGAGATTTTATACAAAAAGAAAAAGCAAAAAGAGGTAATTCCACCCAACACACCATAGACATAACGCCCGAACTAAAAAGCCAAGTAGAGCAAGGGCAAGCATTGTTCCAAGCGGAAGGCGATGGCAAACGAGTAATAAAAATAGCAGACACCAACAAGACCCACGAAATAGATTTAAGCGCAACTGTTTACGACCAAGCGGAAAACGAAAGCGATGCAGACTATGAAGAACGTATAATGAACGAAGTATGGAGTTACCTTACCGATGCAAAAAACGCTAAGTTATGGACAGAAGCAACCAAAGGAGGTAAGATAAGAAACTTCATTAACGCAGTTGCTAATTTCTTTAAACGTAAGTTAGGTTTAAAAGGTATGACTGTTGATGAAATAATGAACAGCGACCTAAAAACATTAATTGAACGTACAACTAATAGCTTAATGAAAGGCGAATGGTTTGAATTGCAGAACGAAAAACAAGCAAAAACACAGCCTTATTTTAACTACGACCCTACCAATGAAGAGCATGTGGAAGACAACGACATAATTAACGAATATATTGACGCAGTAGTGGAAGATGGAAGAATACCTACAATTGAAGAATTTAAGGCAGACATTGGTGGCGAAGTATTTGATAATATTATAGATAAATTAGGATTGCCTTTTATAGAGGGGAAATTCAAAGACACAACCATTAAAGACCTTGCATTAGAAAACATAAGCAAAAAACAAAAAGCAAGTCCGCTTGTAAAAAGAGGACAAGCCACGTTAGGTGAGGAATCACGTACTTTATTTGACGAAATAGGCAGAACATACACATCAGACAAATGGAAAGAAATAGAACCACAAGTAGATGCATTTGTACAGCGAATATTAGGCAGTAAAGATTTTAGCGGTTCAGTTAGAGAACTCATGCAATGGATGAAAGATATGCCTATTGGAGTATATTTAAATGAAGATGGGCTTGCAACGGCACATACTATGATTTTAAATAAACTTGTCATGCACTCATACGCATTAGACAAGGAATTATTTAAGGAGGTATTTAAGTTTGCTAAAATAAGAGGTACTTCATTTGGACAAGCTATATCAGCATACGCAGAAGCATCTACACCTGAATCGCTATTCAATAATGCGATAGGCGACCTTGAAATGGAAAAAGAAAATATATTAGACACGATACAACCAAGTGGATTAACACTCAAAGAAGAGTTGGATAATATATTAGAACAAATAACCATAAAAGCAGACGAAATAACATCAGTTTTAGATGCTATTGACGAAAAAACACAAAAAACAGTTACTAAAACAAAAGGCAAACGAAAATCTACAGGTACAACAACCACTCCTTCCGCAGTTGCTCCTCGTAGCACAGAGCAAAAAAAGAAAGCAAAGGAAAGGATTGATAAGGCTAAATCAAGATTAGGCGATTGGTGGCAAAAGCAAGGGATAGTAAAATTTGCATACAACCCACAAGACGACTTAAATGAACATATAGAATTATTGTCAATCTCTAAAGAATTAGTACTTGGCTATTTAGGGTATGGTTATGCAAGTGCACTTAAACTAAAAGAAAAACTACAAGATGCACTTGGCAAAAATATTAACGTGGACGACATTTGGATATCTGTTTATGATGAAGAAGTGCGCTCAAAAGTAAAAGAGGTACAAGTAGAGGTACTCGAAAAAGCTATTTTGTCCGCACTTTCTGATGGTAACGGAAAGCAACAAGACATGATTACGCAATTAGCTGGATTACTAAGAGCCGAAGCTAATAAATTAATGCCTAAAAAAGAAAATAAAACAAACGTAGAAGAGAAAGTAAAATTACTGTTTGAAAACAAGGAATTGTCTAAACTTGCTTGGGAGAATGCATTAAAGAAAAAGTTAGATGAATTAGAAGAAACAGAATTGTCTGACGAACAAAAGGCAGAACGAAAGAAAGCACTCGAAGATGCTATTGGGAAATTCTCTACAATTACTTCCGCTATTTCAAAAAAAGCTATTCAAGAAGCATTAAAAGATGCTAACCTTACAATGCTTGACATCATAAAAATGAATGATACTGATGCCAAAAATGCAATAATTGATTTAATTAAAAAGTTAGTTATAAAGGCTGGACTTTCACAAGTAGATGCAAATGATTATGCACGTATTTTACTTGATGAAGCAACAAAACAAATTTCAGATAAAGAAAAATCAATTGTAACTAATATCCAAAGTGCAGAAATTAGAAAGATAACAAAACCAGATTCTAATCCATTAAGTTCAGAAACAAAGGTTAGGCTATTATTTGAAAACAAAGAATTAGCAGAAATAGCCTTTAATAATGCATTAAAAAAAGGTTTAGCACAAATAGAATCATCTAATCTAACGGACGAACAAAAGGCAGAACGAAAGAAAGCACTCGAAGATGCTATTGGGAACTTTATTACTGTTCCTAATTCTGTATCTCGTAAAGCAATACAAGTAGGCTTAAAAGATTTAAAGGAAACAATCGAAGATATTGCAAAAATGCACTTTACCGAAGCATCAAATGTAGTAGAAACGCTTGTAGATAAATTAGTAATGGAAGCTGGATTATCTCATGCAGATGCAGTAGAGTACGCTAAAATACTAACAGACGAAATAAATAAACAACTAAAAGATAAAAAAGTTAAACTACTTGATAAACTACTAAATACAAAGTCAAGAAAAGTAGTGAAACTAACTGAACTAGAAAAAATTATAAATGCAGTTAATTTAGGCGCACTATCTTCAAGTGATTTCTCTAATTTGTTTGCAAAGAAATTTGGGTTTAAAGCGATAACACCAGAGCAAATTCAATACCTCCACGACACAATAAACTTAATGTTTGAAACAAACGGAATTATGCGTAGGCGTATGGCTCAAAAATTAGCAGACTACATTGATTCAATGAAACCTTTATGGGACGCAAGAGCATTTTGGAGATTAATACAGAATGTTGTACACCAACACGCACTTAACGGAGCAAATACTTATGGCAATATTTTTATCGGCTCAACGGCATCAGTAGTTTCTAATTTATTAGGTTCACTTGCTTTGAATTTTAATGCGTTTAAAAGAGCCAATAAAGCATATAATAAAGCTAAATTAAAAGGCACAGGAACGAAAGCAGCTATTGATACAATGTGGACAGGCTACAACGATATGCATAACTTTACAACAGAGGAGAACTTTGTAGAGAAAGGTAGTAGATACCATAAGTGGGTGAATAAGTGGGGCTATAAGTCAGTTTCAGATTTTCTTTTATTGCTATATAAGCCAATAGCACAATTAGGTTATTTTGCAAGCGCATTCGACAATATAGTAAATCACAGAGGAGGTGAGATTCTTAATTATATAGCAGAATATAATGCGCTCGACAAAAAGGGAATGTCAATTCAAGACATATATGATTTGGTAGAAAAGAAAATGGGGTATGCAGATGCTGATATGTTCTCACAACAAGTAGATGAAGAAATACAAGACTATAAAGCCAATGGAATAAAAATACCTATTGGATTCAAAGAGCAAAGGCTAAAAGAATTAATGATTTCCCATAGGGATAAAGAGCGACAGTTAAAGGCATACGAAACAGTTAGAACATTTGGATTAATGGGAAAACCAGATGGACTTAGTGGCTCACTTTATGACTTCCTAAAGCCTGCATCTATTATTCAAGATACAGATTCTAATTTAACAGCACACATGAAAGGGATTTATAGCACCACAATCGCATTGTTTTTGCGTATCTCGTTTGCGAGCGCAGGTGCAGTTATTAATTCTACTCCTATTTTAGGCTTTTTCGCTGGGGCATATAGAATAGAAAAAAACGAAGAAACAAAAAAACGTGAATTTAGACGTGCAACAGGCAGAGAATACGCACATACCGCAGTAATGCAAACAGCATCTATTGCTTCACTTGTTTTTGGGTTTATGGCAATGTTTGACCTTGAAGATGACGAAAATGGAAAAACTATTATATCTTTAGATCCAGATAGGCTTATCGATATAAGTGGAACGAACATAGAGTTTTTTGACCAGGAGAAATTACGATTAGATAATGGGCAGTACAAGTCTTTATCAATTAGGTTTAGGACTTCCAAAGACAGCAAATGGGGTCCATTTCGTGAAGTCGGTAAGTACTTGCCATTTGCAGTTCCAAATATGGCTATATTAGGTAATTTGAGAGATAGAATACTTATCAAACAAGAAGACAATAAAGAAGATGATTTAAAACAAATATATCCAAACCCAAAAGAGGTATTAAATTCATTGCTTTCTATTGGTGGAGGATTGCAAGTAGCTTCTTACAATTCACTTGCTCAATTTATTAGCAAAGCAAGCGCAATAGCATCTTACAAAAACAACAGTCCAGAGATTCAAGCTGAAAAGAAAATGCAAGATGCAGCGAAATTAGCATACAATACGATAACTAGACCTGCTAAGACAATACTTCAAACAAACTTGCATAGGGATATTACAAAATCAATAGCCGCTCTTGCCAACTCACAGAAAAAATCAGACAATATATACATGAATGTCTTTAAAGACTTTTATGGTTTTGACCCATTTATTAACCACAAAGAATTAGATATTTTTGGCAATAAGGCAATGAAAATAGTACCTGTACTTGATAAAGACGAAAGGTATAATATGCCTGAATGGAAATTACTTAGAGAAAAGAATATTGTATTCGACCCTCCATACTTTTATAAAACAGGAACATTTGATGGGGAGAAAGTAAAAATTACAAACGATGAAAGGCTTATGTTAAACGACAGAGTGAGTGTTGAGTTTGGAAATCTTATCAGAGAGAATTTAAATGAATTAAAAACAATGACACAGCTTGAATTATTGCAAGAATTTAGAATGTATGCAACATTAGCAAAAGCGGAAGTTACTTTAATGAAATACGAAGACGCTATTAAGCCAATTGATTACGAGAAAGCGGTGAAAAGATTTGATTAAAGAACGGTAGGATAATCATCTCGTTTTTTAATCTCTGCTTTCTTTAAGTCGAAGTTGCCTTTTAAGTCAACTTTTGCTCTTTCGTTTTCACCTTGCCTATCAATCTGTCCAAGTTTTGACTGCTCAATCATTTGTTGTTGTTGCGCCATCGCTTGTTGTTGCTGTGCTTGCATATTTGCTTGCATAGCTTGATTTTCCTTAGTAGATTTCTTTCTATTCTTTATAAACAGATTTAATGCACCCTTTATGTCGTCAATAGCAAGCAATTCTATCTCTAATGCTTCCTCTATTGGCATACCATGCTCAATGCCTGCTATTAAGTACTGTTTTAGGTCTGTTCTTGAAATAACGCCTTGTTTTATTTTAATGGAGTGGTCGTCTAATGTTAAATCGCTATCGTTTTGCAAAAAGTCCATATACCTATCTCCAATAGCATAAATCCACCTATCAGGATTAGTTGACCATGTATTTTTTATTTGTTGTGCATGTTTTGTAAGTAGTCTTCCCTCAAATTCCAAAAACCCATTAAACATGTATTTGCTTATCTTATTGCTTTGATTAAGCATCATCGCTGTAACGGAACTCAATTGGTTGTTTTGGATATTACCCATTCGACTGTCATTGATTCCACTTACCTCATTCATTTCGTTGTCCAAAAACTGAATAACGCCCATTAGAGAAGAAATGGCACTTCCAAACCCTACATCAAACCTATCAATAGGCATAGCGTTACCATCGGGAATTTCGCCTTGTGAAGAATCGTAAGTTACTATACCCATGCTTTTCATGTAGTATAGCATATTCTTAATTGCTGCCTGTGGGTCGCCCCAATCCGCTGGCAACTTACTTACATCTACTGCAATTACACTCCCTCCACTTTTTGTTATTTCTAACTGCATTTTTGTTAGAATATAATCTCTAAAGTCTTGTATTTTAGTGATACTATCTACCTCACTCGTTGACCTTCCATTTATGTAGAAAGGACGAAATGAAGTAACAATATTCATGCACTTAGAATATCCTTGTGCATATCTATATTGATTTTCTACCTCTCCCCAATTACATATATAAAAACCTGCTATAAGTGTGGCTTTTCTAAGCACGCCTATTTTTTTGCGCTCTACCTTTATTTCGTTATCTCCATCCTCATACGATTCACCAAAATTATTGTCTATGTCAATTTCAAATGATTCGTTCCCATTCTTGTCTTTCCTTGTTACGCCTGCTACTTTCTTTGTGTCCATCCAATAATGCTCCATTACTAAGCATTGGTTTACATCTGCTACATTGTATCTAGGAAATAACTCATTATTTAAAATAGGAATATTAGCAAAAGTGCCTGTTCTTGATTCGTACTGCTTCTCCAATAAGTCAAAATCGGCTTTTTTTATGTTTGTTTCTCTTAGAATAGTATGTATGTCTGTATAGTAAATAATAGACATGCCATTTGTTTTCTCTAAATAGTCATTATCATTTACGTTTATAGGGTAGTAAACATCATAAGGATTGTATCTCGCTATGCATGGCTCACCATTGATTATTTTTGTAGATGCATGGCACTCACCACCAATTACTGCATCTATAAACAACTGCAATCTTGTATATGTATAATTTTGGTTTTGTAAGGAAGCTCTTAAGCATGCTTCCATCGCCAACTCTGTCATATCCTTATATGAATCTAACTCTTCCTTAAACTCTTCAAAGTCTTCTGGAATTTCGTTGTCTATTCCATAGTCAATGCCTGTTTCTGCACTTGCATACTCTAAATAAGGTCGCATTTCGTATGCACTAAGCATCGCTTGCTTTTGCTCGTATTTTCTTACCTTTGCATCGCTATTTATTGCTTCTACATGCGCTTCAAATCCCATATCTATTAAATCACCAATAATAGACTTGATTTTCCCACGAATTTTATTGAAACTCATGTGGATAATAGGTAATTCTAATGTATCTGTAGTGGTTCTTATAGAAAACGAATCGTAAACACTCTGAAAAACAGAATTATCTTGAATGCCATGAAAATAATCATAACACCTACTCATTTTGTGCTTTAATGCAATGTAATCTCCCGAATACCCATTAATTGCATCTACCGCTTTTTTGTAGTGGTACGCTTCATCAAACTGACCTGCTTTCATATAAACAAAAATACACTATTAATTTGTAAAGTAAATTTTACCATTTGATTGTAGGCAATACATAGCAATTATTTTGGTCTTTATGCTCTATTTCAAACGATTCCTTTCCTACTATATAGATTTTTATGTCTGAATATATATTATAAATATCTATATACCTTTTCATTGCATTGTATGGACTTAAAAATCCATATTCAAACTTATTAAATTTTGAATTTATGTAGTTTTTCTTAATAATATGGTCTATTTGCTCAAAAATAGGTTCTACTATCTTATAATTCTTATAATCAAGACCTATACTATACAGTAAAGACCCTAATACTCTTGGATTGTGGTGATTCCATGCTTCAAATGTTCCAATTATGCCTGTTAGATACGCACTCCCACCATAATACATCAACAAATAAATCTTTAATTCCCTATTAGGCATATTCAGAATGGTATCTACATTAGCACCGCCTAATTCTGTTATTATTTTAATTTCTTCACCGTTAAAATAATCATACATATTACAAATATGCTCTATTTTTGAGTAAAATTGCCTTCCGATTCCACCGTTCATCGGCTGGTAGGATAGTGCATAAATCATATCAAGGATAGAAACGTCTTCATCGGTTACATTCAATGGCGACATGGTTACTCCCTCTCGATTTACAATGTGTGATTTTGTCATGTAGTTTTTATCTGTCCGTTTTTACCCCTTACATATCCAAGTATAGGTTTTTGTCGCTCTTGTGTTTCCTCTCTCGCTTTGTTGTGCAAAAAAGGCTGTTTATCATGCAACAAACACCCACCAATGGCATCTATTATATCTTTTTTCTTTCCCGAAATTTCAGGGTCGTAATCCAATGCTTCTGCAAGTAACTTAGGAAAGAATATCGATTCATAAAAATCTTCATAGTACGATTGCAATGCGCTTGTCCTATATCCTTTCCATACTTCGTCTAACTTCATGCCTTTTTCGACAAAATGTTCTTTTTTTAGCACTTTCACCTCTGGTTTTACAGGCTTCCATTGCAACCACTTGAAATAACTAGGATTATCTCGCAAATAAACGAAAATTTGTGATGGCATCCTTTCAACTAAGCACATAGCCTTATAGTACACGCTTAGCCTTATCGCCTGCTCCGCAAACATACGAGGGTCGTCTATATCATCAGTATATATAGCAACAGGCAAATAACCCAAACTAAGCCTTAATTCTATTTTCTTTTGAAAGTCTGTTTCTACCTCTAACTTAGAAATAATAGCTTCCTCTTCAAATGTGGTAAGCCTAATCTTTCTTTTCATAACCACTATTGCTCCCTCCGAACTACTACCTCTTTTCTCTTGAATATCATAGGCATCCACAAAGCTAATATACTGATTCTTGTCAAATGATGGTAACGGATTCTCTAATATCTGAACCTTTCCATTTATAGAAGGACTGAATAATGCGGTATCGCCAGTAGTAAGCCAAACCATATCTCCATATTTTATAGGACTTGGATTGTTTGCTACTTGATTGTGCTGAAAAATAATCTTAGACTTCGGTAAAATACCAACCATTGCACTCTGAAAACACTCCTCTGGCGTTAGCGGAAACCTTTGCATATCTGTTGCGCCTGCTGTTTCTGACATCTTAAATGTCTGTATGCGCTTCTGAAATATCTCAAATACACCCTTTTCAATATCCTCTTCTCCAAACTTATCTAAATTCATGCCTGCATAACCAGGAATAAACCACCTAATAAAATCATAGGTAGCCGAATTATTCCACAACTCTATATAATCACTTCCAAACTTATCGAAATCCCCTGCTACTCCAATTACCAATGGGAATCCAACCCTCGTAAAGCCATCCTCTCCATTTAAAATCGGTAATGAGTTTTCTAAAAGCCTTAACAAATCTCTTGTCTTTCCAGCTTCGTCATGCACCCATAATTTAGCACCAAATCCTTCTAATGCTTCTGGAATAGGAGCTTTCACTAATATATGGCTATCAATACCCTTTCCATTTCCATCACCTAAATAAAGTTCATCACGATTGTCAAGTAATTTCTTGTGTTTTATGTAGTCATGCAGCCTATAGTAAGGAAATTTCACCTTTTCTTTTAGCAATGAATCTTGTGCGGTCGCTTCACTCTTGCTTGTAAGTAAAACGGTAGTACTTTTATTGCATGATGCTACAGATAAAGCCATAGATCCAATCTTTGCCGACTTGCCCTCACCTCGCTTTCCAACTGCAACTACCCCCTTACCACTATTATTTCCTGTAAATATGCTTTCGCCATAGATGCAACTATTATACAAATCAAACGTCTTATTATCATACTGCCTAAAAGTAGGGCGCACCTCACCTCCATTTGCACGAACTTGAATTTTCATAAGATTGTAGTACGCCCACATCAAGCCACAGTAGTCATCAGTTCCACGCTTCCACTTTTTCATAACATCTAAAATGTACTTACTCCTTTCCCCTAAATCCATGTGCTTAGGTAGTGTATTATAAAGCGACTCCCTCTCTGGCAACACCCTATTTGGCTTATGTATTAAATTATTTCGCTCCAAGCAATCCATGTACCGCTTAGTCATTTCTTTAGGCGTTTCCAAAAGTGATGGAATAAATGTTTCTCCTATGTTCTTGGTAATTATCAAAATGTATCTATTTTGTCAGCTAAATCACCAATTCCATCCTCTATAACATCTGTAGTTATGTGTTTTGCTATCGTTTCCTTTGGTTTGTAAACATAACTCAACTGCTCCTCATAAAACTCAATACTGCTCCATATCTTCTTATCCAATCCATCTTTGGTAATCTTATTGCATTGGTCTTGAATTTTTAACAACTCGTCCGCATTGATTTTTATCTTATTACCCTTACTATCTTTTTTAAACTTTCCATCCTCGTCTTTCTCGTAAGCCGAAGAACCAAAATTTAAAACACTACAAACACTCTCCCATTGAGAATATAGACTTTCAAGCATAGTAACTACCATCTGTTTCTTCTTAGGATTGATATTCTCACTATAATACTTAATAGCCTCCTCTACCTTTTTATTCTGACGCTTGATTAACTTAGTGCCATACTCATTCACATTATCTCCCCTATGTAGCTTAGGCGTACACAAACAAGCCAATTCCCTCCGCTTGTCATCATCCTGCTTATAAAAAGGACTTTGGCAATCCGCAACCAATGCCACAAATATCATCAAATGGCTCTCTGTAATCAAAGGCTCAAACTCCTTTACTAACAACAAAGCCTTATTGCAATCAAAAAAATCCTTACCATTATTCGGTATATCTACTTGCATAATTCTCCATTTTCTTTAAACATTCTATCCCAATCGTCCAAAAACTATCTTTATTTCACTTTCTATTTAACATAATAGCCATTATATTATCTCAACAACGCAACAAATACGTTACTATTTCTATTAGTCATATGCTTCTACTATATAATGTAGTTTTTTTTGTGGATAATTTACAGTTTTGTGTAATGTTGTTTAATGTTTTGTGTAAATCGTTAAACAGAATGTAAAGTGTATATTTTGTTTAAGTTTTTAGTACATTTGTTGAACAAAATAATACAATTATGCAAACTAATTTTACATACACTCACCGTAAAAAATATACTATCAATACTGCATTAACAGAAAATAAAACTATTAGAGATATTTTAACACTTAATCAAGAGGTTTTAAATAACAGAATCAATAGTTGGATGAAGGCAAGATTAAGTCTTTATTTAACAATTTCAAGAGATAATTATAGTGGGAACAACTATTTAACGGGTAGCGATATTAGTATGTTGTTAGATATTTTAGGCTACAATATAGAGGTTACATATACAATTAATGCAAAGCCTTTAGTAATTTAAACGCCCTAAAGGGCAGAGCGGAATTTTTTATTATTACCCCCCAAACCCCCCTAATTTTAGGGCTAAATACATACGTATAAGGTAGGTGCTTATCGGATTTTATTCCGCCCTTATGGTTACCAGGACCGAATAGGTTTAACTGGCGGTATCCTCTTATTGGTATCGTCGCAAGAAATACACAACATTGATAAGCTTATATAGGTGCTATCAAGTACCTAATACAAATATATACATTCTATTTTATACCTAAAACCTACATTCTAATATTAACTAATTGTTAAGCATTGTTAAATGTCAAATATATAGTTGCATATTTAAAACCTTATATATACATTTGTCCTATTAAATAACAATCAAAAACAAATCAAAATTATGACAAAGAGAGAAAAATTCTTCAAAAATCAAACATCTGGAATAGGAACAACGACTATTAACTATTCAGGATATGGTTATGGTAAGCATTGTGCTGGAATGATAAATATATATGGATATGCTCCCGATGGTACAACATTTGATTATATTGTAACATTCCACAGAAGCAAAATCATTGCTAAAATGATAAAAACTGGCGAATGGTGGACTATTGATAGTGATATTGTAAGCAACTATTCAACCAACGGTTACACTACAAGGGTGGGGCTTAAAAGAGCAAACAAAAAAAGATGTACGCAATTAGCAGATAGTCATAGAGCTATTGACGAAATTGGAAAAAATGCTCACGATGCAAGAGTAAGATTAAGAAATTAAAATAAAATTCACTTATATAAATAACAATTAAAAAAAAATCATTATGAAAAGCACAATCAGCACAAAAAAAGAATTTATTAAAAATTCACACTTAAACGAAAAACTCATAAATGCAGTGATCGCTCAATTTGGTGGGTGGGAATCATTTAAGGAATCAGCGGAAAACGTAACCAATCATGGAATTGATGGAGGATTTAGTGGTTTTATTTACTATTCAGAAACGCACAAATTTGCTATTAAAAATCGTGCATTAATCGTTGCTCAATTAGAAGAGGAAGCAGACCAACTAGGCGAAGACGTTGTGTCTATGGTTTCAAATTTTGGAGTATTTAGACGTTCCGGAATGGATGCAGACGACAAAAAAGACCTTTATAGATTTCTAGGTGGCGAAAAATGCGAACAAGGAACGATAACTAATATTATGGCATGGTTTGCAGCGGAAGAGGTATGTAGAGCATACGTTTATTTTCTAGAAGAAAACTAAAAAATTTCGTTTGGTGGTATCGTATAACCACTTTTTTTTCAACTAAAAAATCAAAAAAAATCACTATGAAAGCACCAAAAACATTCAACGAGTTTAAAGAATTGATATTTGGTTTAGAACACAGAGAAAGACTATTATTTCAAACCAACGAAAAACTAATGCTGGAGATTTATTTTACAATAGTAATAGACGCAAAAGATATGTTTAATATTAAAAGAAATAACAATTTTAACTTTAAGCTTTATAAGGACTACAACGGCAAAACAGAAAAAATAGTATTAAACAAAAGCCGATATAAAAGACTTTGCGGAAATGAGTTTTTAAAATCATTTTATAGTCAAATTTGCCAAAATTCTAAACCAATTCAAGCGACACAATAAAAAAGCCTCATATTATAAATTTAAATAACAATTAAAATCAAAATTATGAAAAATCAAATTTCAAAAATCAACGAAAAAATTTACCATTTATTTACTGAATTAGAAAACATTCAAGATATTAACCATGATTTTAACACAAGAGATGGTAAAATTGTGGCAAATATAAAGGTTTATGATTGGTTAGATAGCGACGACGTGCAAAACAAAATAGACTTATATTCTAACTTGTCAGATGCCCAAAAAGAAGCAATAAAAGAAGAATTTAACGAGGATAGATTAAACTCTATTTATAATCATACTTGTGAAACTGAAGTAGATTATTTAAAAGATATATATGAATCAAATGTAGATTTAACGGACTATGAAAAGGTTTTTAAAACCTATTATATGGCGCACAATGGAGAAGGAAGGACAAAAGATTTCTATCTTAACCTATATCCAAAACATACATTTTACATAAATGAATATTGGGATATTTGCGCAAAATTTAAAACTATTGAATTGTTTCGAGCGCACATAAAAAAACAAGATGGTACATGTTATCAAGAATGGGAAAAAAGAAATAAAATTGATAAGTTTGAATGTTGGCAATATGGCAGAAGTGGTGGATGGTTTTCTATTTGTGATGAAGACGAAACAAAAGATTGTGCGCTAGAAAATTATGGCTACTGGATAATAGACGAGCTAACAAAAGCATACAATAAAGACGATAATAAAGCCTTTAATATTGCATTGCAAGAAGCAGAAATTAACAAGAAAACCATTGTAAGTGAATTGGAAGGATATTTAAAACGACACAATGACAAAATAGAAGCAATACAATGTATTGTGGACGATATAGAGAGTAGCACAAAGTACTTTAAAGAAAGTTTGATAGATAGACTTGAAATGGAAATAGATACCTTTGTGTTAGAAGAATTGGAAGGGGTAAACCTTTTGCCCAATTGTACTATAAAGATTGAAAAAGACCTCATTAAAACAAGTAAAGGAGTAACGGTTTATTTGTCCGAATTTAAAACTAATTTATCTATTCTTTTGCCTAAATTTCAAAAAATGGTTAAAGATGATGTACTAAAGATAGATAAAAAAGTAGGAGATTATTTGGTAGAATATGCAACAAAAACAGAAAACGATATAATCGTAAAAGCGGGATGCCACAAATTTAGTTTAAATAATATCCTACAAACGGTTTAAAAAAAAGTTGGGTGATAACTTTAAGCACATTTAATAATTAAAATCAACAATTAAAATCAAAATCATGCAAAAATCAGAAAAACAAATTTTGGCACTACAAAAAAAGGTAGCCAAACAAACAGAAAAATTGAAAAACGAAATTTACTCTATTTGTGAAACATTAGACTACAATAATAGTAGCCGATTTTCTTACAACATAGATAAATTGGAGGAATTTAATAATTATTTACAAGAATTTAAAATCATAAAATAATGACAACAATAGCGAACCTAGAATTAAGGGCGAAAAAAACGCCTACCAATTTTGAGAAGGTAAAAATAGTATCAAGTAAGGATGCATTTAAGGTAATAAGTCAATTTTATTTTGACGATATAGATATTTTTGAGTCCTTTTTTATCCTTTGCCTTAACAGGAATAATCAAACAATTGCTTATGCCAAAATTTCACAAGGTGGAGTAAGTGGAACTGTTGTAGATATAAAGTTAATAGCCAAATATGCAATTGATTGTTTGGCAAGTGGAGTAATTTTAGCACACAATCACCCAAGCGGAAATTTAAAGCCTTCACCAGAAGATATTAAAATCACAGAAAGGGCAAGGGAAGCTTTGAAAATATTAGATATTCAAGTCCTTGACCATGTAATATTAACAAGTGATGGATATTATTCTTTTGGAGATGAAGGTATTATTTAATTTAAAAAACAAACAAAAATGAAAAATTTATCAATTTACCTATTATCGTTTTTATTTATTGTATTGTTGGCAGAAGCAAACTACAATAAAGCCATTAAAGCATCTAAAAAATGCTATGGATCTGATATATCAATTGAAATAACCATGCGCAAATATGGCTTTTCAGTTGATGCAATGGACACAACAAAACCAGGTACACTAAAAAAAATTGAAGCATTATTTAATAATCTTAAAAACTAAAAAAATGTACGGAAAAAAAAGAATTACAATTGAAAAAACTGGAATGATTGTTTTATCAGGAAATAAAAGCTATATTCCAATTGGGAGATACTATATTATAAATGGAGAGATTGTCGGCAAACTTAGAAATGTAGGGAGTTATGATATAAAGCTAAACGAAACAAATTCTATTGACTTTAAATTTGCCAACACTTCACAATTAAGAAATTTTGTAAAATCAATATACTTAAACGAATTAAAAAACTAAAACCATGAAACTAACACTAAAATCAATAAAATCATTTCCTGGACATTTAAGACTATTTACCACAAATGAAGAAATTTTAATATTGGACTATGATGGGCAACAAGGATTGTTCACTAAAAATGAATGGATAGACGATGAAACATTAATGCAGTTTGACGAAGATAGTCAAGCGGTTATTATTAATTACCTAGAAAACACGAGCAACAATTTCTTTTATGAACCAAAAAATTAAAATCTACTCAAATGGGATAAGTTTATTTTCCTTCACGCAAATTGAGGAAATAAAACATCCTAAAATATCACTTCACATGGAGGTGAGCAAAATGCAATTTGCCCATTTACGCTCCAATAAAGTTTGCTGTAAAGTAATTGGAATTGATGACTTGGATTTGCTTGTTGGCAAGATAGTGAAGGTAAATCAAAAATATGGCAAATTTTGGACGATTTAACCTTGTTTTATCCTATATTCTAATCCTACTCCATCATCGTCCATCATTTTGTTACACGCTTGAATGTTCATTTCGTAATAAATGGGGATATTTGCATTTATTGTTTTTGCCATTTTATCAATATTGCAAATAGTAGGTCTATTATCATAAACAGAACATTTGTTGTTTTCTGTTAACATTTCGCATACTCCATTTTTATCCCATTTGTATGGGAAGTATTTTATATCGTCTTTTTTATTTCTAGTTAATCCTAGTGCTTTAAATGCTTTACCTACTCTCCGACAACAAGACCCACACCCAGAGCAAGGAAATTTAATAAAGTTTTCCATGTAGTTTCGGTCTTAAACTGTTATACCTCAATTTCAGTTCAACGTGCTTTTCAATGTCAATTTCCAACCCTCCACACATATCTAAAATCCTAATAAGTGCGTCTGCCATTTCGTCTTCAAAAGTATCTTTAATATTTTTCTCAAACGCCTGCTTAAATTCAGCATCTTTTAAATTATCAAAGTAAGTATCATTAAATGTTTCTAATTGGCAAAATTTGCCCTTTCTGTGTGATTCCATCGCTTCTGCCAGCTCGGTAGTAACTAACATAAGCATTTCACCCACGTTCCTTTCATTATCCCAAAATCCTTTTTCTTTGTTGGCTTGGAATATTTTTTGTGATAGTTCGTTTAACATTTTATTTATCTTTTAAAATTATTTCAATATCCAAAACTTGGCATAAGTCTTGAAGTGTTTTTAATGTGATATTTTTTATTTCTCCTTTTCCGATTCTGCAAAGTGTTGATTTATTAATCCCA